TTTTTGTATAAATAATAGGAAAAGAGTAAAAGATGAAATCATTTCAACAAATTAGAGAATCATCTAAAAAAGTCTTCAGTAAGAAGATGGGTGGTTATCCGGTAGTAATTAATCAGACCAAAAAAGGGTTTGAGTTGAATATTGATGGAGACTACGTAGATGCTTTCAAGACGCAGAAGGAAGCAGAGTCAACTGCTAAACAAGTCCTCATAGACTTAGGAAAATTAAAATGAAGCTGATTACCGAATTTAATGACAGCCACGATTTACAGTGTATCGTGGAAGCCAAGGAGAATGGCGAAAAGAATTATGTCATCGAGGGTGTGTTCGCACAAGCAGATTCAAAAAACCGTAATGGGCGAATTTACCCCAAAGCAATTATGGAACGTGCTGTAAATAAGTACGTTACCGAACAAGTTAGCAAGAAGAGAGCAGTCGGTGAGTTAAATCATCCGGAAGGCCCAACTGTTAACTTGGATAAAGTTTCGCATTTAATCACTGACCTTCACTTTGAAGGCAATGATGTAATCGGAAGGGCGCAAATATTGGACACTCCTATGGGTAAGATTGTAAAAGGTCTTCTTGCTGGTGGTGTTCAACTAGGAGTGTCAACTCGTGGTATGGGAAGTCTTGTGAGCAAAAATGGCATAAATTATGTCGGAGAAGACTTTATTCTTAGTACAGTAGATATCGTACAAGACCCAAGTGCACCAAATGCTTTTGTTAATGGTATTATGGAAGGTGTAGACTGGGTTTGGAATAATGGAATTCTTGAGCCTCAAGCAATTGAAGAGATAGAGACTGAAATCAAAGCAACACCCGCTGCATATCGACCTGAAGTGCAGATGCGTGAGTTTAAGAATTTCCTCTCGTTAATCAAATCTAAACTATAAGGAGTCACTATGACTAATCTTAAAAAAGAAGTCGAAGTTGAAATCCGCGATAGCATTGTTGATACTAACGAAATCGTGGAGGAAACTCTGGACGAAGCACAAGCACCTAAAGCGAAGGGTAAGGCAGAGGCTACACCAGTATCCGAACCTGAGTCAATCGCATCGGTAGATAAGGCTGCGGACGCTACATCCAAAACATCGCTTCCAAAAACCAAGGCAGGAATGTTGAACGCAATGTACCAAACCGCTTCAAAAATGAAGAAAGGTGACTTGCAAGCAGCATATGCCAAAGTATGTGAACAAGCCGGTGTAGATCTGGATGAAGATGTTGCACAAGAAAACGACACTCAATCACAATTACGTGCTATTGTCGAAGGTGAAGCAACTCTATCTGAAGAGTTCAAGGAAAAGACCGCACTTATTTTCGAAGCAGCTGTTAAAACAAAGTTGTCAGAAGAAGTAACGCGTCTTGAAGAACAATACACAGAAGAATTATCTGAAGAAGTTGAGTCTATTAAGACTGACCTCGTAACAAAAGTAGATTCTTACCTAAACTATGTAGTTGAAACTTGGATGGAAGACAACAAGTTAGCGATTCAAAGTGGTCTACGTACCGAAATCGCAGAAAACTTTATGTCATCAATGAGAGATCTATTCGTAGAATCTTATGTTGACGTTCCAGAATCCAAGGTTGACCTAGTTGACGAATTAGCATTACAAGTTGACGAGTTAGAAGAAAAACTAAACGCAACAACTGGTGACGCAATTCAACTCGCAGAAGAACTTGAAACTTACAAGCGTAATACTCTTATTGCTGAAGCTTCACGTGACCTTGCGGACACCCAAGCAGAAAAGTTAAAAGAACTCGTTGAGAACGTAGACTTTGAAGACGAAGCAAGCTTCGTTAAGAAAATCGCTACTATCAAGCAATCATACTTTTCTAAAGAAATCCCAGAGCCAATCACCGAATCAGCATCCGCTGACGCTGATGAAGAAGTTGAAGTATCTTCCATGATGGAAGGCTACATCTCTGCTCTACGAAAAACCTCTAAAAAATAAGGAATACTAAAATGCAATCTTTTGATACTCTTATCGAAAAATGGGCTCCAGTTCTTAACGAAGAGTCTGCGGGCGCGATCCACGATCACCACCGTAAAGCAGTAACCGCTGCTATCCTAGAAAACCAAGAAAAAGCAATGATGGAAGAGCGTGTTGCTTACTCTGGTTTCATGACCGAAGACGCATCTGGCGGAGCCAACACTGGTTCTGTATCTAAGTGGGATCCAGTATTGATCTCTCTAGTACGTCGTGCAATGCCTAACCTAATGGCATATGACGTATGTGGCGTACAGCCAATGTCAGGCCCAACTGGTCTTATCTTCGCGATGAAGTCACGTTACGACGGCGGAGCTACTACTAACCCTGAAGCACTATTCGGCGAAGCTGATACTGGTTTCTCTGGCGCGGGCACTCACCCTGCCGGTAAAGGTACTACTACCGCAGCTGGTGAAGCTCTTGGTCGTGGCGGCGTTGACGTTGAAGGTCAACCTTCAGGTTCATTCGCAGAAATGGGTTTCACAATCGAGAAAGCAACTGTAACTGCTAAGTCTCGTGCGTTGAAGGCTGAATACTCTCTAGAACTAGCACAAGATTTGAAAGCAATCCACGGTTTGGATGCTGAAACAGAACTTGCTAACATTCTTTCTACTGAGATTCTTGCTGAAATCAACCGTGAAGTTATTCACACAATTAACAGCCAAGCGAAGCAAGGCGCGACTACTTCAAACGTTATCGTTCCAGGCACATTCGATCTAGAAACTGATGCTGACGGCCGTTGGTCTGCAGAGAAGTTCAAGGGTCTAGTAGTTCAGTTGGATCGCGAAGCGAACGCAATTGCTAAAGAAACTCGTCGTGGTAAAGGTAACGTAGTAATCTGTTCTTCAGATGTTGCTACTGCTCTTGCTGCCTCTGGTATGCTTGACTACACACCTGCTATGTCTACTGGTCTTCAGGTTGACGATACTGGTAACACTTTTGCTGGTGTCCTTAACGGTCGCACTAAGGTCTATATCGACCCATATGCCTCTTCAGACTACATCACTGTAGGTTATAAAGGTACTAACGCATATGACGCAGGTATTTTCTACTGCCCATACGTACCTCTCCAGATGGTTAAAGCTGTCGGCGAGAATGACTTCCAGCCACGTATCGGGTTCAAGACTCGTTATGGTATGGCGTCTAACCCATTCGTAGGTGCTGCACCTGCCGATGGTCTAGCGCTTGCTGGTACTAACCAGTACTACCGTCGATTCAACGTTGCTAACATCATGGGTAACACCCCTGCTGCATAAGCAATAATGAATAAAAAATAGAGTAGGGTTAACCTACCACTTTTAAACCCTCATCTTCGGATGGGGGTTTTTTTATGCGTATAAATATATGTAAGGAAGATGTTCTACGTATCAAGTGGTACGTACTGCACATGAGTGGGTAGGAGACCACCCTCGGAATTACAGGATAGGAGATTACTATGCGTATAATCGCAATTGCGTTCGCATTGGCTCTGTCTGCTTGTTCAACCGTCGAGTCAACTATTGATGGTACGGGTGGTATTATTAAAGGTGTCAGTTCCGATGTCTTTGGTATCACTGCCGGTGTTTTGGATGTAACGTCTAACGTGATTAAAGATGTTGCTGATAAGACGGGGACAGCTGCGACAGCACCCGAAGAAACAAAGTAAGGAGTATACCGACCAAGGATGGTACTTAATTCTCGTATAAATACATGCGAGTCGTCCGAGGATATGTCATGAGCATTAATAAAAATTTTCTACAACCCACTGGGTTTAAAATCATTATAGACAAAGAGAAATACTCTAGTCTAGAATACTTCGCGCTGTCAGTACAGCACCCAGGCTCTATTGTAAATACAATAGAAGTTCCTATCCCTAGGTTGATGGGAATGCCCATGTCGGGATCAAAACTTACTTATTCAGAATTGTCGGTTAATCTTATTCTGGACGAAGATATGTCCGCATATAAAGAAATGCAATCGTGGATGGAAAGAACTGTAACTGAGAACGAAACATCGGCACTATATAATGATATAACATTAATTATCCTAACAAGCCACAATAACGGAAACGTTCGCATTAAGTATAAGGATTGTGTACCTACAAGTATTGGCGCAATCGAATTCAATTCTACTTCAGGTGATGTTCCAGTATTAACTTTTGATGCTGTGTTTAGATTTACGGAATTTACTATATTATGAGTTTGAAAAAGTACGAAATCAAGAATTCGAATGTATTGGCAATTCTTGAAGATTTTCGTTACACCTATAGAGATTTGTACAGACCAGAAGAATGTTGTGAGGTATTGAGCCCTGGCTTAGAAAATGCGGCAGACCAATATACTTCAGACAAGGAAATGCGTCGAATTATAGCGCTGGGGGAGAACCACAATGGTGCTGCCGAGCATGGTTACTCACACCCTATAAAACCAGACCACTATCAAGGAACTCATCCAGAAGAGTATCGTAAAACGTACATTGCTCTGGATAAGAGATTAAAGGAAGAACTCGGATTATATTCTTCTGCCCTATCACAACTATATCCACCTAAAGGATTTATATGCTGGCACAATAACGCCAACGCAGCGATGTTCAACGTAATTTTCACATGGTCTCAGGATGGTGATGGATGGTTCAAGTATGTAGAACCTACAACAGGTGAAGTGATTACCATTCAGGATGAGAAGGGATGGAACATGAAAGCAGGGTACTTTGGCGCGTACGGTTCAGGTGATGTAGTGTACCATGCGGCAAAAACAAACTGTTACAGAATGACACTGTCCTACGTCCTAGGACACGATTATGATTATTGGAAGGATATGATTGACTATATTACCGAAGTGTGATATAATACAGCATTCCCCCATTAAAAAGGTACTATATAATGATTGATTTGGAAACCGTTCTCAAAGAATGGTCAGAAGACTGTACTATACCTCAGCATCAACTAGACGAAGTCTCTAGACACACACCGTCGTTACACGCAAAGTATCTACAATATCACGCACTCGCAAAGTTACAGCTCAAACGTTGTGAGAACTCTCAGAAGACTCTTTTACTTAAAAAGTTTAAGTACTACAACGGTAAGATGGACGAAGATGAACTACGTGCTACTGGTTGGGACTTAGACCCCTTCAATGGTCTTCGTATACTCAAAGGTGATATGGATTTATACTACGACGCAGACCCAGAAATTCAAAAGTCTGAGGAACGGATTGCGTACTATAAGACACTTATTGAAACTCTAAGTAATATAGTGGATACTTTAAAATGGAGACACCAGACAATTGGTAACATGATTAAGTGGCGCCAATTTGAGGCAGGTGGTTAATATCAAACCTACCAATAATCGCGAGTTAAGAGAGAGATAAATAGATGTTTGAAGAAGATGATTTAATTAAAGCGGGGATGCTAAAAGACGTAGGGCACTACCCCAATTTAGATATAGTGGAATTAGCGAAACTTATATATGAGCGTAGACAACAAGATTCGAATCAGGATGGTCAACCACAGTTACTTCGCGGTTGAGTCGCACCCTGCTCAAGAAGCAGAACTCCGTGAGTATTTCTCCTTCATGGTGCCTGGCGCCAAGTGGACTCCCGCGTTTAAAGCACGTCGCTGGGATGGAAAAATCCGTCTCTATAACATGGTTTCTAAACAACTTAACGTAGGACTTTATAGTCATCTACGTCGTTTCTGCGCGGATAGATTCTATAAGTTAGAGATACTTGAGCACGAAGTCTATGGTATACCTAGCGCAAAGGACGACATCGATCACCCAACTCTAGTTAAGTTTCTAGCGTCACTGGATAGTCCATACGAACCAAGAGACTATCAATATAAAGCAATTGCTCACGGTATAGAAAACTACCGTTCTATTCTATTATCTCCCACCGGTAGCGGTAAGTCATTTATCATCTATAACCTAATGCGTTATGCTCTAGAAGCTACTCAAGGTAATATACTGGTAATTGTTCCTACTACATCTCTAGTAGAACAGATGTATAAAGACTTCGAAGACTACGGATATGATGTAGGTCAGTACTGTCATCGTATTTACTCAGGTAAAGAGAAAGTCACTGACAAACGTATTATCATATCAACGTGGCAGTCAATCTATAGATTTGACCATGAGTGGTTTGAACAGTTTGAAACTGTCTTTGGGGATGAAGTACATCTTTTCAAAGCAAAGTCTCTCTCTACTATGATGGACAAGTGTACTGAGGCGAAATATCGCTTTGGTCTCACAGGAACACTGGATGGTACGGAAACTAACAAATTGGTGTTAGAAGGTTTATTCGGGCCGACTTTTACGGTGACTAGCACCGTGAAATTACAGAAAAGTAAACAGCTTGCCGATCTTGATATATCTATTCTCTTATTGCGCTACCATAGTGATGCGTGTAATATGATAAAAGATATGAAGTATCAAGATGAACTGGATTACATCGTCCAATATGAACCACGTAATAAGTTTATAAGTAAGCTTGCAATAGACCAAAAAGGAAATACCTTAGTCATGTTCCAATTCGTTGAGAAACATGGTAAGGTATTGTATGAGATGATCAGGAGCATGGTCGGAGAAGATCGTAAAGTATTTTATGTCTCCGGTGAAGTAGGTGCTGCTGATCGTGAACAAATAAGAGGGATTGTAGAAACTCAGAATGATTCAATTATTGTTGCTTCTCTCGGTACTTTCAGCACTGGCATCAACATCCGCAATTTGCATAATATTATATTCGCGACCCCATCTAAGTCCCAAGTCAAGGTACTACAATCAATTGGAAGGGGCCTTCGTCAGTCTGACGATGGTAGGACTACTAAGCTTTTCGATGTTGCTGATGACCTCCATGTGGGCAGCCATAAGAATTTTACTCTGAAACATAGTGCCGAAAGGATTAAGATATATACTAAGGAAGGATTTTCCTACAAGATATATCCCATTGACCTTAAACCTATAAAGGGATTATATGATGATACAGTCTTCGATCAAACAACTTAAACTGTCTACCGGTGAAGAGGTTATTTGTGACGTATTAGATGAGCAAGTTGATTCTATAGCAGTAAGAAATTGTCTTACCCTTGAGGATAGAATGGGTTCGGATGGTCAGAGATATTTTGTCTTCCGTAGTTTGATGACGTACCAAGACAGTCCATTGGATGTTATATTATTGATGAACAGTAAGGTTGTTGCTTTATGTACACCTTCTAAAGATATGCTTCAACAGTACGCAATAGCAGTTGACTCGATGAATTCGTATAGCACTGTTACTGATGATGACCTTCAAGATGATATGACTGACGAAGAGTGGTTCAATCATATGGAGAACTACTCACTGATTGATTCTGATACTTCAGGACTAGTGAAACATTAGCTATATTCTCCCCTCCGGACAACAAGTAGATTATACACTATAAACGACGCCGTGTCAAGTTTTATTTTTATTATATGAGATTATGTTATGAAAGTTGGTTTTACCGCCTCCACCTTTGATTTATTACACGCTGGCCACATATCAATGTTACGCGAAGCGAAAACACAATGTGATTACCTCATTTGTGCTATACAAGTAGACCCCTCCAAAGACAGAGAAAATAAAAACTCTCCTGTACAAACATTAGTCGAAAGACACACACAACTCTCCGCAGTTAAGTACGTTGACGAAATCATTCCCTATCAGACAGAAACAGACCTAGAAGACATTCTCAAGATGGTTGATATTGATGTACGAATTATCGGTAGTGAGTATAAAGACAAGACCTTCACTGGACGTGCGACTTGTGCCGCACGGGGTATAGAGATATACTTTAATAGGAGAGACCATCGTTTCTCCACTAGTGACCTACGTAAACGAGTCGCTATGAAAGACCCATTGATTGGTATGAAAGATGGTATTAACCCTTGACACCCTGCCGGGTCTCGTGTATAATACGTGTATTGTTAATAGGAATATATGAATGAAACCAAAAGAAAAGCCACATTACGTCAATAACAGAGAGTTCTCTGAGTCTGTAGTAGATTATTGTACGCAAGTAAAATATGCCAAGGATAAGGGTGAATCTATTCCGGTGGTCACTGATTACATTGCTAAATGTTTCCTACGCATATCAGAAGGTCTATCACACAAAGCAAACTTTGTCCGTTACACTTACCGTGAAGAAATGGTAATGGATGCGGTAGAGAACTGTCTTAAAGCAATTGAAAACTATGATATTGAAGCTGCCACTCGTTCTGGTAAACCGAACGCGTTCGCATACTTCACTCAGATATCTTGGTATGCGTTTCTACGACGAATCCAAAAAGAGAAGAAGCAACAAGATATTAAGATGAAGTTCATATCCGAAGCGGGTATAGACCAATTCGTTGATAGCAATAACAATGATTCTTACAATGGTGGTTCCGTCATGGATTCCCCATCCACTTTAGTCGACACTCTGCGCCTGCGTATTGACACCGTCAAATCTGCGGATCAAGAGTTTAAGATTTACGCAAAAGAAGAAAAGAAAATGCGTAAACGACGTGCGGTACATGTTGACTCAGACCTCTCAGATTTCTTTGATTAAAGTACTTGACAGTACGCGGTCAATCTGATATAATGGCTTCTAGATTACACACATGTCACATGAGTGTGTCTTATATTGTACAATGTATATTTAATGAAACATATTTGAGAGGTTATTAGAATTGTTAATCGCAATACTGAATGATACACACTGTGGTGTCAGGAATTCTTCGGACATCTTTATGGAGTATCAGGAAAGATTCTACTCGGATGTATTTTTCCCATACTTACAAGAACACGGCATCTCCCAGATTCTCCATTTGGGAGATTACTATGATAACCGTAAAACTATCAACATCAAAGCTCTGAATCATAATAGACGCATCTTCCTTGATCGATTGCGGGAACTTGGTATCACTATGGATATCATCCCAGGCAACCATGATACTTATTTTAAAAACACCAATCGTCTCAATTCGTTGAAGGAGTTGATGGGTCACTATATGAATGAGATTAATATAGTTGAAGAACCTATTGACATGAAGTACGGTGATACAACTATCGCGCTTGTCCCTTGGATTAATCCTGAGAATGAGAAAAATATACTTAAATTCCTTGCGAACACTAAGTCTAGTATTTGCGGTGGTCACTTCGAGTTGGCTGGGTTTGAGATGGATAAGGGTCTTATGTGTCAGCATGGTATGAATCCTGCTCCACTACAACGCTTTGACTTAGTAATGTCAGGTCACTTTCATACCAAGTCTAACAACGGGCATATCCATTACTTGGGTGCTCAGATGGAATTCTTCTGGAATGATGCGCATGACCCCAAATACTTCCATATATTTGATACTGATACTGGTAAGTTAACTCCTGTACAGAACCCCATGACACTATACCACAAGTTACATTATAATGAGGACACAGTAAATCACTTCGAAGATTTGTCTTACCTCGATAATAAGTTTGTGAAAGTGATGGTGGCAAATCGTACTGACATGAAAAAGTTCGAACGATTCATCGACCGCATCAACAACCAAAAGATTTATGAGTTGAAGATTGCTGAAGACTTCAAAGAATTCCGTGGAGAAAACGTCGATGATGCTGATATAACTATTGACGATACCGAAACTTTAGTGTATAATTATATCCAAGATGTAGATACTGACTTAGATAAAGATCGCATTAAGTCTGTATTGGGTGAATTAATGATTGAGGCGCAGAGCGTAGAAATAGTATGATTAAGTTTCAAACACTTAAATGGAAGAATTTTCTTTCGACGGGTAACTACTTTAATGAGATTGATTTATTAAAAGCGTCTACCAATCTAGTTGTTGGTCAGAATGGTGCGGGTAAATCTACTATGCTGGACGCACTGTCGTTTGCGTTGTTCGGTAAACCCCACCGTAAAATTACCAAGAATCAGTTGATTAACACAATCAATAATAAAGATTGTTCTGTTGAAGTACAGTTCTCCGTAAATGGTATGGAGTATCGTGTCGTCCGTGGTATCAAACCAGCCAAGTTTGAAATCTGGAAGGATGATGTTATGATTAACCAGAGTTCACACGCTAGGGAATATCAGGAAATTCTTGAGAAGAACGTTTTACAAATGTCTCATAAGAGTTTTCACCAGATTGTGGTTCTCGGTTCGTCTTCGTTTGTTCCATTTATGCAACTTAACTCTACCAGTCGTCGTGATGTTATCGAAGACCTTTTGGATATTAACATCTTCTCTAAGATGAACACCATTCTAAAAGAAAAGATATCTCACCTTAAAACTGAGATTGAAGGTAATTCTCACCAGATAGAAGTCGTTAAGACTAAGATTTCTGCTCAGAGAAAATATATCCGTGATCTGACAGCCATTAACACTGCGCATCGTAAAGAGAAAGAGTCTCATATTATTGAGTTACAGGACGAGATTCGAATTATTAATGATAACAATTCGGTACTATCTAAAACTGTAAACGCTTTACTGCCGACTGTTACTACACAATTAGCGTCTATACGTGGAAATAAACAGCAACTAGACCAGTACTATGCTCAGTTTAATGCCCAAGTAAAGACTGTAGTTAAGGATGCTAAGTTCTTTGATGAGAACGAACACTGTCCTACATGTGACCAAGATATTGCGGAAGACTTGCGCACATCTAAGAAGGACGCTGCTACATCCAAGGCGAAAGAACTAAAACATGCTATGGATAAGGCGAAAGAAAAACTGACTGAATATCAGTCGGAAATTGATTCTCTAGAAGAACAGTTACAGTTGTGTATGAATGACCAGAATAAACTTCATCACAATCAGCAGACTATTGAAAGACTTCACCGTGATATCGACCGTATCCGTGTTGATATGGATGGTATGGTAGATAGTGATGGTGACCAGAGTCAGGCCAACAGAGACCTAGAAACCCTCGAAGGAGAGAGTCATTCTCTTACCGATACCAAGTATGTGTTGAGCGAGAAGTCTGCTTACAATAGAATTGCGAGTGAACTACTGCGTGATACTGGTATCAAGACTAAAATTATTAAGCAATATATTCCAGTAATCAATCAGTTAACGAACCAGTACCTCCAAATATTGGACTTCTTCGTTCATTTTGAACTGGATGAAAGTTTTAACGAGACTATTCGGTCACGTTATCGTGATGCGTTTTCTTACGACTCATTCTCTGAGGGCGAGAAACAGCGCATCGATTTATCTCTGTTATTCACTTGGCGTACCATTGCTAAGATGAAGAACTCGGTGTCGACTAACTTGTTGGTACTAGATGAGACGTTTGACTCGTCACTTGACGGTGAGGGTGTAGATAACCTAATGAAGATTATCGAAACCCTGAAAGAGGACACTAACGTGTTCGTTATATCACACAAGGCTGAACTTGAGGATGCTCACTTCGAACGTAAGTTGACATTCTATAAAGACAAAAACTTCAGTAAAATGAAAGAAATTACTTGACACTCACCCCCATTTAATATATAATGGCTACATCTTGAACGAGGAAACATTCAATGGAATTAACTAGTAGAACAATCGACATCTTGCGAAACTTCGCAAACATTAACCCCAACATCGTTGTCGCTAAAGGCAACATTTTAAAAACTATGTCAATCAAGAAGAACTTGGTTGTAACTGCTGTAATAGAAGAGTCTTTCCCGACTGACTTTGGTATCTATGATTTGTCTGAGTTTTTGTCAGTACTAAATCTTGTAGACAATCCAAGAATCGAGTTCGATGAAAAGAACTGTTCTATACGGGATGGAAGCGGACTATCTTCAGTCAAGTATTTCTATTGCGACCCAGAAATGCTGACGGCACCTAAGAAAGATATTCAGATGCCAGATGCTGAAGTCAAGTTCGTTCTCACTAACGATACTTTGTCTAAAATCAAACGTGCCGCCTCAGCGCTAGGTCACGAAGAGATTAATATACGACCAAGTAATGGTGCTATTGAGATCGTCGTCGACGGTAAGTCCAAGACATCCCAATCATCTAATTCATTCTCAATTACCGTAGAGGGTACGTACCCCGAAGGTTCTGAGTTTAATTATGTTATTGGTGTGAATAACCTTAAATTGATTGGTGAAGACTACGAGGTTGGTGTGAGCAATCGTCTCATTTCTAAATTCAAGTCTCTTCAATCAGAAATCGAATACTTTATTGCAGTAGAAAATTCATCAACAGGAGCAAAATAATGACCCCAGAACAAGCACAACTTAATGATTTAGCAAACCGCGTAGCACGTTCGTGTATCGCAGTTATTGATACCATCGTAACCCGTGGTGCCTTTAAAGGTGAAGAACTCACCACTATCGGTCAACTACGTGACCAAGGTGTTCAAGTAGTCGCGTTGTATGAGCGTATTGCTCAAGCAGCCGCAGCTGCCGCTATCGAAGAATCCAGCAGTAAACCTGCTAAGAAATAATTTGTAACCCTTTTGATGGTGTGGGCAATATTTCTTTGCCCCCATTGATTTGATTGAATATATGTTTATTATGATCACCCCACACCATCACTTTTATTGGAGTAAAATATGTTTGACCCGTTTTTAACTGACGTGACATTTCATCTCAGAGAACGTGATGACTCTATAGGTGGAGACAACCCATTTGTTTGGGTGCGCAAAAATCTATCTGAACTGATCGGTGGTAAACGTGTAGTAATCTTCGGACTGCCAGGCGCATTTACTCCTACGTGTTCTAACGAACAGTTACCTTCTTACGAACATATGTACCAAGAGTTTATGGACTTAGGTATTGATGAAATATATTGTACATCTGTCAATGATGCCTTCAGTATGTTTCAGTGGGCAGAAAAGTTAGGTATCAAGAATATTAAGATGTTACCAGATGGTAATGGTGACTTTGCTCTCAGTCTTGGAATGTCTGTATCTAAACGTAATCTAGGATTTGGTGAACGTTCTTGGAGATATTCTATGGTAGTTAATGACATGGTTGTCACGAATTTCTTACCTGAAGATGGTTGTATGGATGACTGTCCACTTGACCCGTACAGTGTTTCTTCTCCCGAGAATCTAGTAGATGTTTTGAGAAATAGTTGTTTAAACTAAATCCCTATATAGCTAAAGAAGCTGCGATACATGTGTTGACGGGGGCGATGATAAATTACCCCCTCAACATTTTCTTTTTGTGGTTGATTGTAGGTGAGTGGGAGATAACCAGTCCGTTCTGGATTTCTAACATAATTACTTGTTGGTTTTCTGTTGTCGCATTTACTCGAATATACATAGTGCGTCATTATAGTGAAAAAAGAAGAAATGACTGATTATTTAAAAGATCGTACTAAATACACATATGACGAGTTAGAGGCAATATCTTTCCCCTATCTAGAAACACGAAAGATAACTGAAGGCTATATGAAACCTCAAACCAGATTATTTCAGTTCTGGTATGGTGTTCAGAAGTTAACTAACTTTAAGAGTATTGCTGAGATAGGATTTAACGCAGGACATAGTAGTAATTTGCTACTCACTTTGTTTCCTAATCTTAAAGTACATTCTTACGACATAGGGTTTCATGATTACACCGAACCTAATGCCGTGTTAACTAAAGAACTATTTGGTGATAGATTTGAATTCACTAAAATAGATTCATTGACAATGACTGTAGACAACTTTCCTAAAGGTCTAGACGTGGTATTTGTTGATGGTGGTCATAGTAAAGAATGTGCTATGAACGACCTTAATTTATGTCATCAACTTAAAGTACCTTTTATAGTCCTAGACGACACTGAAACTGATTCTGTCGCTAGTACGTTTAGAAAGTTTAATGCTGAACACGACGGTCTATATTCTATTGTAAACTACTGTAGGTACTTTCCTAGTAAAGGGCCTGCTAAAACGGAAAACCATAATGCTAAAGTAACTCTCATACGGCGTAACGATGTTTAAATTTTTAAGAGGAATAACCTCAACACCAATGACCGATGCAGACCCCGACGATATTACCGTCGAGAATGCTTACAAGACTCGTTGGGTTTGGTATCACACAATACTAGCGATAGAAATCTTTACGACTAATATGTTACTACTTGCTATACTGGTAACATTGATAGTTAAACTCTGACTATATACTAATAGTTAGAAAGTAAATGCCGCCTTAGCTCATTTGGTAGAGCAGCTGACTTGTAATCAGCAGGTGATCCGTTCGAATCGGATAGGCGGCTCCATTTTATATATTATGAGAATTTATTATGAGTTACACTTTTACTAGTGAAAGCGTTAGTAGTGGCCACCCCGATAAAATTGCTGACATCATATCTGATGCTGTAGCAACCTACCTGATAGATAAAAACCCCTCCCATCGCGCTGCGGTCGAAACCCTTGTAACTACTAACATGGTAGTCCTTGCTGGAGAATATAAGAGCGATAAGTTTGACAAGAAACGTATTGAACAGATTGTTCGAGACGTTGTGTATGAAATTGGTTACGAACAAGATGGTTTCCATTGGAGAAACTTAAAGGTTTACAATGAACTACACGGTCAATCTGCTGACATCGCTCTAGGTACTGATGACTTCGGTGCGGGTGACCAAGGACTAATGTTTGGTTATGCGTGTACAGAGACCGATACCTATATGCCTCTCGCAATTAGTCTCAGTAAAAAGATAATAGAAAGTGTTAGTGCGTATTCAAAGTATGGCCCCGACATCAAGTCTCAGGTCTCTGTCGATTATGCTGAAACAGGTAAACCTCTTCGAGTGTCTAAAGTCGTTTGTAGTGCGCAACATACCGCAAAGCAAGATATAGAGATTGTACGAACTAATATAAAAGAACTTATCAAAAAATGTCTCGGTGATTGGGTCGATAACCAAACTGAATATCTTATTAATCCCACAGGTCAGTTTATCATTGGCGGCCCTGATGGTGATGCTGGTGTTACTGGTCGAAAGATTATTGTAGACACCTATGGTGGGTACTGTCCACATGGTGGTGGTGCGTTTAGTGGTAAAGACTGTACCAAGGTTGACCGTTCTGGCGCATATATGGCACGTTACATCGCAAAGAATATTGTTCATTCTTTTGGTGTGAGTAACTGTACCGTTCAGTTGAGTTATGCTATTGGTGTGAAAGAACCCACTAGTTTATACATCTATGCGGACGGACAAGTGCGCGAAGACCTCGTAAAATTGGTTCTGGATACTGTTGACCTGACACCCAAAGGAATCATTGACCGTTTCGATCTCTTTTCCATAAACTTAAAAGAGACCGCGAGGTGGGGACATTTTGGTTACACCTACTGGCCGTGGGAATCTTTAGATTTATTTAACTTATTTGATTAATACCTATTTACATGAGAGAGTTATTGTAGTATAATAGCTCTCGTTGAAAGATACATTTATTTTATTATGGAGTAACACATGAGCAAAGAATTCCTTTGGGTTGAGAAGTATCGCCCATCAAAAGTTTCAGAAACAATCCTTCCTACAGAACTGAAGACCACCTTCCAGAAAATCGTCGATGGTGGCGAGATTCCTAATATGATGTTCACTGGTACCGCTGGTACTGGTAAGACTACTGTCGCACGTGCTATCTGTGAAGAACTGGACGTAGATTACATCATTGTGAACGGGTCGGAAGAAGGTAACATTGATACCCTACGTGGTAAGATTAAACAGTTTGCTTCCTCGGTATCCTTACAGGGTGGTTACAAAGTTGTCATCCTAGATGAGGCGGACTACCTCAATCCCCAATCGACCCAACCTGCTCTCCGTGGGTTCATCGAAGAGTTTTCTAAGAACTGTCGTTTTATTATGACTTGTAACTTCGAGAACCGTATTATCGAACCTCTTCACTCTAGATGTTCCAAATACCAGTTCAATTTTAACAAAACAGTTATGGTTCAGTTGTGTGGGCAATTCATGTCTCGCGCCCAACATATTCTCAAAGAAGAGAACGTTCAGTTTGATAATAACGTGATCGCAAACCTCATCATGCGGCACGCTCCTGACTGGCGCAGGGTCATCAATGAGATGCAGCGTGGTTCTATCTCTGGCACTCTGAACATCCCGCTAACAGCAGCTAAGCAAGTCTCTGACCCATATACTGCGTTATTCAAGGCTATTCGAGATAAAAACTTTAAGAGTATGCGTTCTTGGGTCGTAAATAATATAGATATAGAGCCCGCCGCAATCTTTCGCGGCATATACGATAAAATGTATGATTATGTTGTGCCCAATAGTATTCCACAATTAGTGCTGATACTTGGTGATTATCAATATAAGAATGCGTTTGTTCAAGATCACGAACTTAACCTAGTCGCCTGCCTCACTGAGGTCATGGCAAACGTGGAAATAAAAGCATAATGCAAAATACTTCACTATATGAAATGTCTCCCGCCGATAACGTATTATATTTTCCTAATAATGTTGATGTGAGACTTTGCCCCAAGAACGGTATGTCTACCCTAAAAGAATTATATAGAATTCATAGAGGTCACGATGAGTATATTGGTCGTGCTGGTAGACTGGAAAAAGTCCGCAAAGAAGGAGACCAATTCGATATT